AATAAAAATATTGAAATTAACGATGTTATTATTGCACAGGCAGAAGCAGAAGTTCCAGAATCTGGTTACGACACAAGTAGATTCTACGTTGTTCCTACAGACGAAAACGGTAAGGCACTTAATCCTAAGGGTAAAACTACTGATGACACAAGCCTAGTAGGCGATGATGCTATTAATAGCACAGATAATACTCGTGTTACACCGAGACGTGATACACAGGGTTACTTGGTTGGTGATGGTCTAGCACCAAATGGCTTCCCAGTAAGTTCGGGTACTACATTCCCAACAAATCCTGTACAGGGAGATTTTGCACTACGTTTAGACTACAAGCCAAATCGCTTGTTTAGATACGATGGAACACGTTGGGTCAAGGTTGAGGACGATGTTAGAACAAGTCTTACACCAGGTGCAAGCAATCAAACACAACGTAGCGGATTTGTTAATAACAATAATACATACACAACTGTTGACGGCAAGACGTATGATGAGCGGCAAGGTCTCAGCGATGTACTTACAGCAAAGGCAGATAACGAATAATGGCTCAAACATTTTTTTACGATGAACAGATACGTAGATTCTTACTACAGTTTATAAGAGTTTTATCAAACTTTGAAGTACAGTTTGGTAAAGATGAAGATGGTACCAGAGTACTACAACGAGTACCTGTACGTTACGGTGACGTAAACAGACAAGGTGCACAAATACTACGTGGTAACAGTGAAAACACTATGGCAAATGTGCCAATGATTAGTTGCTACATAAATGGGTTACAGTATGATAGAGCTCGTATACAGGAACCAAACTTTATTAGTAAGATTGGCGTAAGAGAACGTAAGTACGATCCAGACACCGACAGTTACTTAAATGTACAAGGTGATGCATTTACTATCGAACGTATGATGCCAGTGCCTTACAAGTTAACTCTTAAAGCAGATATTTGGACAAGTAACACAGATCAAAAACTACAATTACTAGAACAAATGCTAGTGTTGTTTAATCCCAGTTTAGAAATACAATCAACAGATAATTACGTCGACTGGACAAGTTTAAGTACAGTGAATTTAATTGACACACTTTGGACCAACAGAGCAATACCACAAGGTATAGATGATAACATAGACTTTGCAACGCTGACATTTGAAATACCTATCTTTATTAGTGCGCCTGCTAAAGTTAAGAAACTTGGTGTTATTGAAAGAATTGTTACTGGTATATGGGATATGCAAGGTGAGTTTGACCCTAGTTTGTTCCAAGATGTAGGCAATTTAATTACACGTAAACGAATAAGCCCACAAAACTATGGCGTACTATACCTAAACGGGCAGGCACAATTGCTTAAACTACAAGATACTATTTCAGAGACTACAAGCAGTATAGGGGATACTACTGTAACTAAAGTAGGTACTAGAGCAGATTGGCCCAGTTTCATTAACCTTTTTGGGGAAATAAGGCCCGGAGTTAGTCAAATTAGGCTCGAAACCGACGAAGATGGCACCGAAGTTGTAGGCACTGTAGCATTACACCCCACAGACGAAAGTTTGTTACTTGTAACAATAGATCAAGACACCATACCTACAAACGACATACGCCCTGTTAACGCTATTATAGACCCTGACAGAGTAGGTCCTAATAGCGGGCTAAGTACGCCTACAGCAGGAACAAGATACTTATTAACTAATCCAATTGGCAACTCAAATAATGTAGACGGTGCTGATGCTTGGAAAGGATTACTACCAGACTCTAGTACAGACGATCTCATAGCAGACAGTAACGATATTATAGAGTACGACGGTGACATGTGGCGTGTTAGTTTTGACGCTAGTACACAAACAGGCACTCACTATGTTAGCAACTTAAACACAAATTATCAATTTAAATGGACCGGCACTGCTTGGGTTAGGTCTTATGAAGGTCAATACAAGGAGGGCTATTGGAGCCTCGCATTATAAACAGTTGTGGTGCATTAATAAGATCAAATAAAACTGGAAGATACTTATTTTTGTTGAGAGACAAGTGTAGTTACGGCAACACTTGGGGACTTCCTGGTGGTAAGTTTGAGAAAGGGGAGTCTACTCTACAAGCATTAGAACGTGAATGTGAAGAAGAACTAGGTAGCGAGTTACTGTACGAAAAATTTATACCTATCGAAACGTTCACTAGCGAAGATAAAAAGTTTGTGTACCACACAGTGCTACTAACCGTAGACAGAGAATTTACTCCTGTATTAAATGAAGAACATAAAGGTTATTGTTGGGTATACTTAGAAGATCACCCAAGACCACTACATCCTGGCGTTTGGAAAACATTTAACTTTGAGGTCGTAAAAGGAAAGTTAGATACTATGGATAAAGTATTATAAGTCTACTTCTAAAACGAAATCTCTAACGGTTGCCTGACGTAAATTTACACAATATTTCCAGTCCTCAGGAAACCTAGAAGTTCCTCCTGCGACCCATATAAAATCTACATCATCGTACGTGTCTATTATACGCTTAATTTGGCCTTCCCACTTTTTACTACTAACTTTATGATCGCTTTTTGCGTAGTTATCTGTGCCTGCGTACACGTTATTATTAGACTCACCATCTTGATTGTCATAACCTAACATATAAACATTCTTATGTCCATCAAAGCATGCCAAGTAAAGTGCTATTGCACCAGCACACAAACTAACTGCGTATGGTATGAGATGTATTTTGTTCGGGTGATTAATGCAGTTGGTGGTATTAGACAGCACTACGTTATTATCTGCGTAACTGTTATTAACTATCTCATTGACCATAAAATTATTGATAGACACAAGAAAATCTGGATTTATGTCTCTGTATAGTGCATTACAGCCATAACTTTGTAAGCGTCGTTTACCTAGATGTCCGCCAGCATGACGTTCTATCTTTCGTAAGTCTACTGCTAGTCTAGAAGTGCCGTTGCCTATGACCACAGCTCTACCTGTGTGCTGATTGTTTACTATGGTGTTGGGTATAAACTCTCTGTTTTCGTAACGTCTGCCTTCTTTTAAGACGTATCCATCAATTACAAACTCACCTTCGTAGTCGGTGCGATAAAGTTTTTGCATTAGAGTCTTCCTACAACAACCTCAATAACACCAACTTCCTCACTGTCGTAGTTTTCTAATGCCTTTCCTATAACTGTTCCTATTGCAGGATTGTCACTTGCTACAGCAACACCTTCAATGTTACTGCTTACCATCATGTCGCCTTTGCTAATAGTACCTTTAACTTTTGTTGGCACTCTGCCACAAAGTGCTAGTGGAACCATGTGTTCACCTTGTGCGTCTTTGTTCATTAGTACACCAGGTTGTGTAGACACAACACCAGCTACCTTATTGCTGTCTGGTGCTTGGCTAACGGTAACTTCTTGCAGTCCGCCAAAAACTAAAACTGTTCCTGGCTCGTAACTTGAGTCTGCTTGATATAACTCAGCAACGTCAGCATATTGTGCTGTAGTTGCAGTTCCTGAAAAAATCGTTGTGGTTAACGTGTTTGAACTTGGATTAAAGGTTAAACCTGTATCTGTTTCTAGTCCTTGTGCTCCAGATGCTCCATCTACAAAGGTTAGATATACTGTTTCATCTGTTGTATTGTTAGCCGTTATAGGGACAGTCATTGCAGAGTCTGCATTGGAACCATCATTGCGTAACATCTCAAATCCACCTGCTGTAGATCCATCATGTATTCTTAACGCATCAGTGTCGGTGTTATAACTTATTTCACCAAGGGCACCTGTAAATGAATCATTTTGAGCTGTGGATCCTCTTCTAAATTGTAGTACGGTAGGCATTTTTTATCCTTCTATCCTTTTCTATATTTATGCTCCAACATAGGCTTCACTGTCACCTAAGTCGGTTGTTGTTGACGATCCAACTGGTTCCATTTGGTCAAAAACAGCGCCTAGTGATACACCGAATGCGTCTGTACCTGATGTTTCAAATGGTGTTTCCGCTGTGTCATCAGCAGGACCTGTCGCTAAGTCTTCGTCACCACCAGCCGCAGGGTGTGTGCTAAGTGTTGAACTTTGGAAACCACTTGCGCCGCCACCAGACTGGTTAGCAAATGACCAGTTACCAGCACCGTCAGTAACAATAACTTGTTGGCTTGTTCCGTCTTGTGCAGGCAATGTAAATGTATAATTACTTGCTACTGTACTCGGAGCTCTAAGAGCAATATAGTTACTGCTATCTGTATCATAAAATTGTACAGGTGCTCTAGCACTCAAGTCCAAGTTAGTTCCAACTGTTGGGCTTGTGAGTGTTTTGTTTGTTAAAGTTTGTGTGCCAGTAAGTGTTGCCACTGTACTATCAATGGCGTATGTAATAGTATTATCACTAACTGTGGTATCGATACCAGTGCCACCGGTAAATGTTAGTGTCTCTCCAGTTGTGAATATGTCATTGGATCCACTATCTGCTGATATTGTAAAACTACTACTAATGTTATCAATTTGTGTTTGTATCGGACTTGTTACGCCATCAACATAGTTTAGCTCTGCTGTTGTAGCAGTAATACCATCTAATACGTTTATCTCCGCCGCTGTTGCTGTAATACTATTGCTACCATCGTTGAGTGTTGTATATGTTACTGTTGCAAAAGTAGGACTATCAGTTGTATCTAATGCTTGATTAGGTATCTTGACGTATGTACTTCCGTCTCTTGTGGCTTCCCAACTATCACTAGTTTCGTTCCATCTTAATTGTACGTTAGAACTATCTCCTCGTACTACTTGCAGTCCTGCATTTTCGGTAGGAGCGCCACTAGTAAAATCACTGTTTAAGTTTACAATATTGTCCGCAACACTAAGAGTGGCTGTGTTAATAGTTGTGGTTGTACCACTTACCGTTAAGTTACCTGTTACTGTTAAATCTGCCGCAATAGTTCCGCCACTTGCTAGTAGTAACGAATAAGTGTCTACATAACCTTTCGTGGCGGCATCTGTACTAGCGCTAGGAGTTCCAAGATTGGTAACTTTGTTGGAGTTCATGTGAATGTCGTCACCAAACTCTACATTTGTTCCTGCACTATCTACAATTCGTTTATTTGTTAAAATTTCTAAGTTATTTCTAACTTCAATATTACCATCGCCTTTTGCAACTAAACGTAGGTCAATATTTGTATCATCTCCCGACGCTGTTAAACTTGGCGGGTTGCCAGTTGTAGCACCTGCATTTTGAATAGTATTGTCTGAATTAGAATAATCTCTGTCTACCTTTCCATCAATACTAAGTTGTTTAGACTTATTATCCCAGGACCAGGATCTAGTTCTACGTGCCATTATTGAGCTACCTCATGTGTTTTTACTATCGCTGTCCAACTAATCGTTTTCGATGCAACGCCAGTAACGTGGATGCCTATGGCATCATTTGTATCATCTGCTCTTGCATCTACAAGATAATTACTATCGTCCCTGGCAACAATAACTTCATACACATCGCCAACATCTGCTACTGTACCACTAAAATTATCTACTACACCTTTAAGGTGAATTCCTGCTGACTCTCCAGTTGCGTCAGTTCTACGTGCAACAACATAAACTTGGTAAAATATAGTTGTGTTATTAGCAATAGGTACTCTGCTACTTGCTGTACCGCCCACAAAAATTTCTGTTTCTGTTGCGTCTGAAGTCGAGCCGTACAGTACATATTCTTTACTATTATAATTTGTAACACCTACAGTTAAATTGCCACTAAGTGTTAAATCTGTTCCTGAAACTGCGCCAGTAAATGTTGCTCCACTAAATGTTGGAGAACCTGTAAAACTTAAAACTCCTGAACCATTTGTTTGTAGTATTTGGTTAGCACTACCATCACTAGTTGGAAACTTGTATGCGTTGTTGAATGTGATTGCACCACTGTCGTTACCATCAATCTTAAACTGTACTTTACTTGGTGTGTTAGCATCTGCTGATGTACCGTCTGTAGTAACTGAAACAGCAAATTGTGTTCTATTAGCATCATTGGTGTTGTCAAAAGCAAAAGTACCACCGACAATAA